CAGATTAGGGCCATCCGACGCATTGTTGGTCACTACGTGATATTCGGCAACGTAAGTCCGGACAATATCGCTCTCTGACGACTCTTGGCCTCCGTGCTTCGGAACAAACCTTACAACGCTCATCTCAGATCAAGCTCCTTGTTTGTCGGTCGTGTGTTCTGCTCGATCTTTTCAAGTAGCCGACGCTCCGTTTCTTGGGCTGCGATTCGATTGTCGATATCTGCGATCAGCGATGCTGCCAAGGACGACCCGCGAGTTGCCAGACCAGACGGTTGGGCGAAACCAAACGCACTCGACATATCACGTGCGCCTCCAATTGGCTGGAGGTTTCCGAATTGTCCAAACCAGTCGAACATACGACGCAGCCTTGTCGCCCGCATTGCCAGCAGCGTGGGCGCCAGGTTTTCTGACAGCTTAGCGACGCCGCTTTTCGTGCCTCCGAATACGTTGTCAAACAGGTCATCGGTAAAATTCAGGAACTTGCGATTCGCTTTTGCCTCTACGCCTCTCACGCTACTTTCCGGACGCGGGCCGAAACTACCGGTTTCTCCGCGAAACAGCTTGCCCGCTTCATCGGCAACGGCCTTTGCAATATCCCTATCCTTTTGGCTGAATATGCCTCGTAGCGCGTATCCCATTGCGGCGACTTGGTGGAATGCTCCCTGAAATCCCTTGATCGAACGATCTAGCACCGGCACGCTCCGTCCTATAGCCCCGCTAAGCGTATCCTTCAGATTCTCGATAGCTTGCTTTGCGTTCTCTGCGGAGCGCACTGTTTCCTCATCCAGGACCTTGCCGAGATTGCGTGCCTCTTTTGCCATGTTAGCGAGGCCGTCCGCACCAAGCGCCATAGTGTTAACCAACGCAACGCCTTCACTATCGAAGATGGCTGCCGCAACCCGGACTTTGTCATACTGTGTCGCAAGTTCGTTGATCCTTTCTGATATCTGAACGAACGCCCTATCTGGAGCAAGCTTCGCAAGCTGCCCCGGATCTAGTCGCAATTCCTCCAGCACCTTTACGGCTTCGCCTGTGCCGGCAGATGCCTGGCCAATTCTCTTGACCATTCTTTGCAGGCCCATTTCCAACGTCTGGATCGATACGCCGGTAGCGCCGGCTGCGTGTCGAAGTTCCTGCAACTGTTCGATATTGATTCCGAGACGATCCGACGTTTTCCCGAGCGCGTCCAGAAGATCAATCTGCCGCTGGACCATGAAGCCAAGACCGCCTATTGTCGCGATGCCTCCAAGGCTTCCGCCGAATTGCTTAATTGCAGTGCTCGCACTCTTGGCTGCCTTTTGGAATCGCGACAGATCGCCGGTAGACTTCTTCATCCCGGAAGCAAACTTGCCGATGTTTGCCACTAGATCGATCCGAAGTTGTCCGACTGCTGCTGGCATGACTACTCTCTATTGCTCCGGTCCTTCGCTTCTTTTGCCTTGCGGTGCCGTTCATTGATGCGTTGTGCCACCGCTTCCATTTCCTCTTGCGTCTGCTGTCGGGCGCCCGGTCCGTTGACTCCCATAACGAACTTGTCGGGCGACGGTGGCTTGGACCCCTTCTTCAAGTGCGGCACAAGGGATGCGGATGCTACTACGCCCGCCCGCAGGTCGGCCCGCTGTTCGTCCCACGGGTCCAGCTTGTATGCGATCTCCTGCTCGGCAAGTTCTTCATAGGTGATCCGCTGGTACAATTCACGTCTTGACGGCATCCCGCACGTCCGGGCCAACAGCAGGTGAAACCGCAGGTCGGCCCGGTCAGTTAGTTTTTTTCCATCGTGTCCCGAGATTCCAGAGTCATCGTGTTGAAGCTACGGGCTTCTTCGATGATCTGTAGTAGCACGTCGGGATCGCGTCCGCCTAGGATGCGGCGATCTTCTTCGCTCTTGTCGTCGAAGCTTCGTTCGCCGTTCTCCTCGACGATCACGAACGCCGAAAACCAGACCAGGAATTCGTCGTCGCTTGCGCCAGAGTCTTCGGCGATCTTAGCAACCCGCATCACTTCGTCGGCCGTCAACTTGCGCACCCAGACGCACGGCGCGTCGGGTCCCCATTCGGGCGTTTCGACCTTCCGTACCTTGGCCTTATTTTTCACGTTGGCGATCTGATCTCTTAGTCCCATGATTCCACGATTCCTTCTGAGGTGTGCGCCCCGTTGGTTGTTATGCGTTGTACGGCTTGGCCGTGACGCTGGTTGTCTTGGCACCGTCGATACCGCCGCCCGGGCTGATCGCTGTAATGACGGCATTCGCGAACGATCCCCAGTTGTCGGCGCCGACCCCACCCCACTCGACAACGGTGGCGCCGGTATCACCAAGCGCTATCGTCCCCGGTGGAATTCCGACGACTTCCCAAGTGATGGTTTCGTCGGTAATACCCGGCTCGTACGTGTGTTCGCTATCGGCAGCTCCGGTGACGTCGACTTCGGCAGCCGTCCCATCGTAGTTCGCAGACACAAGCGGCGTCTGGCCGTTGTCGTCGAAGCTGACGGTCGTTGCGTTGAATCCATCGGGCATGGTATTGGCTCCTGTTCAGTTGTCGCCGTGCGTTACGTCGCCACGCTTGGCCGGAAAGTCAGGGAACTTGTGATCGGTTGGTCGACCGAACCGCTGATCGACAACCCCGTGATGGCCGCCGGGTCGGATAGCGTGCCCTCTGTGCCGTCGTCTGCCCATTCTACAGCCAGCGCGCCCTTGTCGCCGACAGCGATATTCGTTGAGTCATCGCTTTCGTTGGCAGGGACGCCGGCCAGATCGACTGTCGTCGTGCTATCGGGCAATCCGGATTCAAACACGTGCGTTGAATCAGACGAACCGGTAACGTCGATTTCCGCGGCCGTGCCTTCGTCCGACAGGTTCGTAATCGTCCCGAGAGTAGCTGCGGTGTTATCACCCTCGGGGTTCCACGTGGCGGTCAAGCCATTGAAGCCATTGTCGGCCATTGGTCTTTCTCCGTGTTAGGTGTACTGAATGAAGAAGTCCATTGTCACGGCTTCTACATCCGGCCCCTCTTGTCCCTGCGGGGTTGCTTGCGGTAGATCCGATTCCCCGTGCTTGTGGCACATTCCGATATCGGGCGACTCCGTATCGTCCGTCCAACCCTTCAATGCTGTAGCTACAGCAGCCGCCAGTCCCTTCGCGGCAGTGTACGTTGCACCGAAGCAGTTCACCTGCACCGTGCAGAACTCCGTATCGACTTGTCCGGTCGAATGGTTGATCGGTGTGGTGGCGACACGCTGATAGGTGATGGCCGGCAACGCTGTTCCCTGATAGCGCCCGATCGGATATATACGTGCATCGTTCCCGGTGCCGATCAAGTCCGTGACGGCACTCGTTGCTTTCAGCTTCACTACCATTCGACGCTCGGGCATTATCCGCGTCGCCGCCGAAACTTGGCGGCTTCCTCTTTGATGTTCTTTTTGAGCCGTTCGGTTATCAATCGAAACGCTCGCCCGCTCTGTTGGAACGCCGGCCGCATGAATGGCCTCGCCGGAACCGCCCTGGCGCGTTTGCCGATAAACACGCCCTCCGGTGTCCGCATGATTCGTTTCTCCGTCGGCGTAACCGCCACACGGCCACGCTCGACAAGGTGCCCGTAGTTGCCGGGGTCGACGTGTACCAATGTCGCCCCTTCCGCCTTAAACTTGGCGATTGACTTTTTCCCGACGCCGCGGAGTTTGCCGGCTTTGGTTCGCCGGAAAGTCCGTTTCATATGCGTTGGCCCGATTACCACAAGGCGCGTATCCCTGGCCTTCCGTTTCGCGGCGCGTGCCTTGATGCTCTTTTTCAATAGCCCGGTCTCGCCGACCGGCGCAGCCGATCGGGCGGCCGCCAGGATCGGCGAAGCGCCTTTCATCAGCGCCGGCCGAAGTACCCTTGCTCGCACGAACTTCGGTAGCCGAGCGAACATGGCCATCAGTTTCTTGTCGCCGGACAAGCGAATCCGTGCACCACCCGACATTGTTGACGTGACGGCCATCTACTCTTGCTCCACGCAGGCTAAGACCAATTCCCGGTCGCGCTCGTCCGTGTTCTGGACTCCGGCAATATCCAGGTACCGTGACCCAAACTTGATTCGCATATCCACCGTCACCCCGCTATCGTATTCGATCTTCACGACGTGGGTTACTTCTTCCCTTGTCTGCTGTGCCCGCTCGACCTCTCGGCTTCCCTGTGAATCGATCCCCGCCCATACGCCCGTCGCGTAGTTCGACCAGGACGTAGTCCGTTCGCTATACGCGTCCGGGTTGCTTGCCGTCGGCTGT